GACGACTGATTGATCATATTACCATTTTGCCAGATTTCAAACTTGTTAGGTTTAATACCTCTTAATATTCTAAAGTCTGAACTACCAATAGCAAATTCAACCTCGACAATAGTGCCTTTCTTATTGATACTATTGATCATTTGATCTTTCTTAATATCACGATGTGGTTTACCAAACAATCCAAAAGATAATGCATCCAGCATCGTTGACTTACCTGCACCATTCGAACCGACAATAAGGGTTGATGGAGTTCTGTCTAATTGTACTTTAATTGTGTCATTACCAGTCGAAAGGAAATTTTTCCAACTAACACTTTTAAAATTTATCATACTACCTCTAAGTTCTGAGCTTCTGTATAAAGCTTTCTCAATTCAATTTTCAAATGATCTTTATCTAATTCGGTATCAACCGCTTCTACATAAGAATCCAATAATTCAGTTGTATCTTCTAAAGATACTTTTTCATCTTCAACACTTTCACCTAAATATTCTTCAAAGCTTTCAGCGATTTTTAATTCGTAAGTTTCTATGCTTTGAAGCTTATCAACAAATTTGTCAAACATATATAAATCGTTCTTAGTTAATACGATTAGTTTAATAAACTTGTGCTCACAGTCAGTAAAGTCAAAGTTGCTATAATCATTATTAGTATCATCATATACAATCTTTTTAAACATAGTAATAGGATTACGCACCGCTGTAACTTCTCGCGTTTCTGTATCTAATATATGAAAATATTTTGGATCATCAACATCAGCCCATGTAAATTCGAACTGAGATCCTAAATAGTCGACATTACCTTGTGACGATCTTGTATGGAAATGTCCAGATAATACTTTTTCAAACCGTGAAAATATTTCAGCGTTCATTCCGTGTGGATTAGTAATACCTGCCATCATTTCGAAGCCAGCAAGTTCTAAGTGAGCACCCAGTATTGGAGCTTTACACTTCATAGCAAAATCAACGTACTCTTTATAGTTAGCGTTATTAATCCACGGAATCACTGCTACGCCTAAACCATCGTAATCTAGTACAGTAGGTTTCATAATAATGTTTACATTACTGGTAAAATAACCAAGCAACTCTTTGAGGCTGCACAACTCGTTAGTGTTTTTGAAATAGACATCATGATTTCCGGGTATAATATCCATGGTAATGCTGGCATCACGCATAGGCTCAAGAAAATGCTTACGATTAGCATTGAGTGCTTTAAAGTTAACGAATTTTCTGTGCTCATAATAGTCTCCTAGATGTAAAATGTTCTTAATATTATTCTCTTTTAAATATGGAAAAAATATCTCTTCGTAAAATCTTTCTTGATACTTTAGAAAAATATCAGATGAATTTCTTACACCACAGTGTGTATCATTTAAAATAGCTACTTTCATATTATACCATAAACAATTCTAGTTTTTCTTTTTCTTTTTCTGCTTTTGCAAACTCTTTAATCTTATCATCTTTTACTCTAATCTTATCGATTCTTTGTCTAAGAGTATCAACATATTCCATAGTTTGTTGCGCACCTGCATCATCCATTCCCATAGCAGCAAAGTCTTCGATTCCCATCTTTTCGATAAATCTAAACTTAATCTCTTGTTGCTTTTTCTCTTTAGTAATTCTGCGTATAAATGCAAAGAAACATATTTGAGTAAAGTAACTAAATGCGTTTGGATTACCTGTTCGTGTAGCAGTGTCAATTTTATAGTTATTGATTGCACGAAGACAATTCTCTACGCCATCCATAACCATTTCCTCACGATAAGTGTACCGAACAAAGTTCGGTCTGTGGGACAGGCCTTCGGATATTTTCATAAAGCAAGATGCAATATAGTTAGTTACCGTGGGAGTGGCTTTATCAGCTTCCTTTGCGGCTCTAGCTGAAATCGCGTAATCCATAACAGCTTGAGAAAATTCCTTATTGTTTACGTAATGTGGTTTATCTTTTGGTTTGATTTTTTTAGTCATGTATTTCTCCCGATAATAGTATATTATAACACAGTATGCACTAAATGTACATCGTTATTTTCATTAAATTAATTTAGTTTTTTTGCATAAAAAGGTGTACAAATCGCGAAAAGCGTGATATAATATAAGAGTCCACTTGAGGATAGGGGTATACTAATGTATTGTTTTCGTCTCTGTTTCATCAAATTCAAATTGATCGCTCTCCATATCATAATCATAGTCATCACTATATGTTTCTATAGTTTCTTTAATCTCATCTTGACAAGAATACTTAATATATGATTCTTTTGTCTCAGTTACAACCTCTGTATGGTTAATAACAAAGCGCTTCATAATCTTAAACACTTTCTTGTCAGAAAAAGGAAACCAATCCGCAAAAGTCCACATTCCAGCAGGTGAAACCTGCACGGCCGCAGGCCGTTCTACAATGAATGCATGCTCTGAAGCTGATTGGACATAGCAAATTAAATTTTCGCCGTTTGTCAGTTTAAAATGTCTTACATCTACGTTTTCGATTGATTCCATTTATATATTTATACCGTGTATTTTATAGTCGAATTTTTCTTTACTATATATTCTAATGCGCTCTCCAGCATGATTTAACGTATAATTCTTTCGGGCCTTCCAATGTAAATCATCAGCAATATCATATACCTTAGTATCTATACCATCTGCAGACTTCCTTAATCCTCGTCCGATACTTTGAAGAACCCTAATTTGAGACTTACTCGGTGAAGCAAAAATAATGTTGTGTAAACGCTTAATATTAATACCTGTAGAAAAAGTGCCCATACTAGCGACAATAATCGCGTCGTCCTGCTTCTCTGTAATCGCTCGAATCTCTTCCCTCGTATCCACGTCGGTCTCACCTGAGACATAAAACAACCTCCTCGTATTTCTTGGTAATTCATCAAACTTTTTCTTTAATAAATCGTGCAATGGTTTTCCGTGCTTATCGACAAACTGGAATAATATCAGCGAGTTCCCTTCTTGATCCATCGCTAAATTTGCTATAAAATTATTCCGCGGTTCGTATTTTACAATAAAGTCAATCTCTTCTTGGTACTTCATCTTCGATACTAATCTGCAATGTTCATCACTATATTTCAATAACAAGACAAATATGTCCAGTTGTGATAAAGAGTTTTCCTCTATCAGCTTTTTAGTAGTAGTTACTTTATGTACAGGGCCAAATAAACCCTCTAATACTAACTGATGAGTTTGAGTTCCGTCTAAAGTTCCAGTCGTACCCATTCTATATTGCGCATTAACGCATTTTTCTAATATAGCAGTCAATGACTTAGCTTTAAAATTATGAGCTTCATCGCCGATCACCATTCCGTATTCTTCAAACCAAGGAGTCTGCATCTTATAAATTGATTGCCATGTAGTGATTATAACCCTATGCTTTAAATTGTATTTTTCTTTACCAGAATATATTCTATGACAATTATCGTCAACGGACCAATCATCCTTTGTTGAGTAATCTCCGAAATCCGAATACATTTGCTCAACAAGCGAAGTAGTAGGCACTATGAGAAGAACGTTTTTATCGTACATCTCTAAGTAGTATCTAACCGCTAAATATATAATTAAGCTTTTTCCAGAAGCGGTCGGGCTTAATAACAACGAACTTTTATTAGTTAACGCATGTGAGAGCGCACTTAGTTGATAATCTCTAGGTGTTATACTATCTCCGTTAGCCGTGAGCGTCACCTGTTTCAGCAAACTTTCAATATCATGAAGTTCTTCAATATCGGGCCGTCCATACATAGAATTATCTTCTACTATAAACTCATAATTACGAGCATTCGCAAATTCAATAAGGTACTTATAAAGTCCCGCGTAAATTTGTTTCTTTCTTAAATCGTACAATCGTATCTTACCATCCCACATACGATTTTTGTATGACGGCATAAACTTATAACCTGGTACATAAAAACAGAAGTGTTCTGACAACTCCATTTCTATTCCTGGTTCAGTTATAACACTTAGAAATACCTCGTTCTTTTTCTTAACGACTATTTTTTCCATTACATTCCACTAGTAAATTTATTCCATTCAATAATATTTTTAATGTTCTGATGTCTCCACTTAATGTTGTCAAGTATTTCTTTTAAAGTGTCAATTAGTTCTTGCGTGTAATGCATCTTGGCTTGGTGTTCTTGAATGAGCGGATCAGCGTCATACCATTTATCCATATCACCCTTTAAGACAGTAAGTCCGTTTAAAGGATCGTAACCCCAGCCTCTAGAGTCTAATTCTTCTTGACTTAGTTTGCCGTTATAGTGCATAAACTTATCTTTAAGTAAAACTTTAAATTCTAGGTCAAGCTTTTTATATCTAAGCTTATTTACAGAATATAGTTCTAGGTACTTCGAATGAAGCTTTGCCGAATCTCTTGCCGATTGATCTAATTGAAGTTCATCGATGACAGAATCTTTTTTCCACATCTCAAGTATTTGTTCTAAATTATTCATAATATTTCCATTTTATACATTGTAATATGCATTACAGTATATATTTATATACGTTACTTAATTTCGTAGTATGTATACTTTAATGTCACGTCAGCTTGCAGGTATTCTATATCTGTTTGCTGAGTAGAAAATTCAACAGCAGATAGATTGGTAGGGAAACAGTCTCTAAAAGTAATCTCTTTCGTAACGTTATTGTGACTACTTAAAATAGATAAAGTTGCATCAGACTTAAACGCTTCGCCCTTTTCAATAATCTTGTGCATCCAATTAAACATTTCAATATAGTTTTCCATATCTTCTGTTACATTAAATCGTATTGCAAGATCGCCGAAAGTGATCCTATCACCGGTAAAAGCTAAGTTAGATCCTTTGTAAGGATTCGGTGCTTCACCTAATGATAAGTCGGGAAGAGTTACAGCCGTACAAAAATACTCAACATTAGCATATTGAGTAGAATCTATTTTAAATTGAAATCCGGTAGGACTCAAAAAGTTTTTATTTTGTGTAGTCATATATCTATTTATACCAATCCATCTGCTAAGAGTTAATTATTTTTCGTTAACAAACTCATTCAGCTCCTTCGCTACCGAAATAACATCAGATGCCTTTAGTTGTCTAGCAGGTACAACTTTTGGGTTATCCTCATTTCTACTGTTGTGTTCGTGAACCTGATCAATTTTCCTGTGGATATTTCCCTCAAGTATACCTTGAGCTTGGTTTAGTAAGTCGGCTCTAATTTCGAACCCTGATTTTCCATTTGACATATTTACCTCCTGTGTGTATGTGTGTTATGTCTGTATCATAATGATACAATATTATTTATACGCATAAAAAAAGGGACCCGAAGGTCCCTTTAAACTGTAATCTAATTAAAGATTAGCTGTTTTGCATAATACCGTCTACTCTAAAGATTCTAAAGTAAGGGTTAGCTCTATCAGCACCAGTTGTTCCGTCTGTAGCTACGAACGGGTTAGCAACCATACCATATCTAGTTTTAAAACCGATTCTTGGCTGGAAGTCTTCTTCACCAATTGCTTTAACCATAGTTAAAGGAACGTATGGGCAATAGAAAAGACCTGCGTCGTATGGAGTGTTACCTCTGTAACCTACAGTTACGTAGTCAGGATTAGTACCAGTTGCATATGGATCAACATATACTTTGAACTTACCGTTAAGAACACCAGCAAAAGTATTACCAGTATCATCAACATTCAAAGAAGTTGTCAAAGCAGGGCTATAATCAAGCATACCAGAAGCAGCTAGGATTGAAGCAACGTCAGAAGAACAGATTACATAGTTACCTTTTCCTCTTCTTGTAGCTTTAGCGATCACATTAGCTTCTCTTTCGATTTGCACAATAAGACCTTTTGCTTTTTCAGCCAACCATCTGCCGTCTGAATCAGTGTGCAAGTTAAAGATACCTTTAACAGCAACGCTTGACTGACCAGCACCCAAAGTAGCTTTTCTGTTTACAGTTCTAACAACTTCTCTGTTGATTTCCGCAAGGATTTCAGAAGAAAGGATGTTAGCAAGCTCACCTTCAGCATCTAGACCGTGAACAGCCTTAAGATCCTGAGCAAGCTCCATTGTGTATTCAGCTTTAAGAGCTCTTGACTTAGCAGTAACAGTAGCCTTGTCGATTGAGAAAGCCATCTCACCGAAAGTAGTACCACCGCCGTCGCCTAGTGCTTCAGCTGCAGCTGTTGAAAGACCACCAGCAACGTCAGAAACGATTTCACCAGAAGTTTCACCAGTTCCTAAGTTGTTGTCGCCGTCATCAGCAGCAGATTCTAGACCAGAAGGTCCAGCTTCTTGAGTAACAGAAGCATCACCAGAGAAAGAAGCATTAGCTTCGTTAAATAGTGCTTCGTCACCAGATTGGTTAGTATATCTTGACTTCATTGCAAAGATAAGACCAGTAGGTCCGCTCATTGGCTGAACGCCAGCGATATCATAAGCAATCAAGTTAGGCATAGCTCTTCTTACTAGAGAGATCAAAACAGGATCGAATCCTTTGATCGCACCAGCAGCAGCAGCACCCATACCAGCACCTACTACGTTACCAGCAGCTTCACCGATGAAGTTACCTTGCACAGCTTGAGCTTCTTCTCTAGCTGAGATTTCTTGGTTCTCTAACAATCGAGCAGTTACTGCTGCTTTATGACTGTCTTGAATTGATGGAACATCTGCGTGCCCGAGAACTGGAGCCCACTTTTCCATTAAGTTTTTGTCTGCGTTAAACATTTTTAGTTTCCCCTATTAGACTTTGTTATATTTTGAAATAGCTGAAGTGTATCTAGCCATAACATCACTGATATCAGCCGGAGCTTCGTCAGTACCAACTAAGTTTTGAGCTTCATCTACTGATTCTTGAGCTTCAGATCTGAAGTATGATTCTTTAACAACATTCACTTTCATTTCGAAAGATTCTGCGTCGTCAAAATCAATATCTTCTACCAAAGATGCAAGCTTTTCAGCTTCAGTCAATGCTAGCCCAGAAGATGCATTTCTAACAACTTCGGCTCTTTCCAAAGAGGAAACAGACTCAGTTAGTGCGATATTATCTTCCGTTGATTTATTTAATGATTCTTCCAGTTCAGCAACTTGGTCGGCTAATTCGTCGACTAGGTCTACCTTACCTTCTGGAACCTCGATATAGTGTTCTTTAAACACTGACTGTAAAGAAGACATAAAGTCCTCAGCAATCTCAGTCCTAAGACCAGTACTTACTGCAACTTCGTTCTCTGTCATCCAGTTAGAAACAACATAGTTAAGGTAAGAATCTACCTTTTCTACGAGCTCAGACTTGATTTCAGTTACTTCTTCTTCAAGGTTAGCGACGTACTCAGATTCTAGTCTATCAATCTCTGCACCTACTTTAGATTTTAAAGCAGCTTCAAAGATGATTCCAGCCTTTGCCTGAAAACCGTCGGATAGTGTAGCTTCTTCAGCCACCAATGATTCTAAATCTTCAGAGTAGTCAATATGGTCGACATTTACGTCTTCCTTAACTGGCTTCTCTTCTTCTTCGTCATCACCTTCGTCACTTTCCATAGTTTTACAAACACTTGCATAAATCTTTTGTGCGTCTAGTTTTTTTGATTTCTTCAACATATCATTCACTGATGCCATAATAGCAGCTTTAGTTTTAGGCATTTCGACTACAGGTTTTTCGTCTTCGTCGTCATCCTCATCGGAATCTTCCTTGACTTCTTCTTCGTCTTCGTCGTCTTCGTCAGACTCCTTGACTTCCTCTTCGTCTTCGTCCTTCTCTTCAGCTTCTTTTCTAGCTTTAGCTTCTATGATTTCTTCGTCTTGAACTTGTTCGTCTTCAACGAGCTCCTCACTTTCTGATACGTCTTCGACTAAACCATATTTATTTTCGTCATTAGACATAATTTATTCTCCTATTAAGAATTTACAAGTTTAGAGAGGAAATTTTTAAAAGCTTTAATCTCTACATCAGATGATCTCATGTTTCGAGCTTCCTTGATTTCAGTCTCAATTTTCTCAACTTCTTGTGGGCAAAGTACACCATTATTCCATACCCAATCAACACCTTCCATAATTCCATTGACAAATGCCTCTGGAGCTGAAGGGTCCTGAACGATATCTACGGTAGACAACATAAAGTCATCTTTCACATACATAGTGCCATTTTTTTGCACAAGACTTCCCATACCACGACTTGATACACCAAGCTTAACGCCACCTTCGAGAAGACCTTTTACGATCTGTCCCATAGGGGTTTCTAAGATTGATGCTTTTCCAATAACATTACTTCCGTCAAATTTGAGTTCAGTAATCTTATGTGAAACTTTATCTAAGTTAATAGTAGGACCTTCAGGGTGGTTTAATTCCCCAACGGCTCTACCTTGACTTACTTGTTCTTTTACATATTTGTTAACTGCATTTTCTAAAATGCTCTTTTCATATATCCGGCCATTTCTATTCTTGGCATCGGCTTGCATGAAAACACCCTCTATGCAAAGGGTCTTTTTACCGTTAACTTTCTCTTCAATAACCTCTAGGTTACTGTCGTTATATTCTGCTATAAGTTTCATTTACTTATTTCCGTTGTTATTCCTCTTCTTTAGAGGCCTGCCTGTCTTGTAATGAAGAAGCAATTTCAATCTTCCTTGCATCAAGAGCAGCAGTTAATTTGTCGGCCATAACTGAATTAAACTGCTTACTAGCAGCAACGTTATCGCCATTTTTTACATCATTAATTAAATTTTCAATATTCATTTATTTTTATCCTTCGTTATATATTTATAATATTTTAAATGTCAAGGTCGTCATCATCTTCAATATCGCCTGATGCTTTTTCAGCAGCGATTTGTTTTTGAATTTCTGCGATCTCATCATCAGTTTGTCGTAAGATGTTCTTACGAATCCATTCATTAGATACATATTTTCCAACATACTCATCCATTTGAGCTAACATTTCGAAACGTTCTCTTGTTATCTCAGCTTCTTTTAATTCACTAAAGTAATTATCTTCAATGAAGTCAAAGTATATATCTTCCTTCCATTTCAACCAATCTTCTTTAGTAATAATGCCTTTTAGCATTAACTGCGTTTTTAGCAATTGTAAGAATAGATCACTAAACCTTTTTCTTAATCTATCTAAAAACTTCTTAAACTTAACTTCATCTCTAGATATCTCAGTAGATCTACCTAGATTAAATCCAGACTCTTGCTCTAAACGATTAGCTGGAACGTTGAGCGACTTGTATAATTTCTTTTGAAAGTAGATAATGTCGTCAATTTGTCCGAGGTTTTCTCCGCCCGGTAAGGTTGAAATTTCTGTACCTCTACCACCTTCTCTACGCGGTAAGAAGAAGTCTTCCAACATCGACATGTGCTTACGATCATCTTTAATGTCTCCAGTAGCAGCGTCATATACTAATTTATTTCTGTATTGACCCATAATATTCTTTAGGTATTCTTCAGCTTTACCCTTAGGAAGGTTACCTACATCAATATAAAAAATTCTTCTTTCTGGCGCTCTACTAATTCTGTAGATAACCAATGAGTCTTCCATCATTCTTAGCTGATTAACTGGCTTAATCGCTTTATGTAAGAACGATAATATTCTTTTTCTACTTGGATCTAACATTCCCGAAGTGCAATATGCTATTGAATCGGGGTGTATCTTTAATCCTTTGTCGTCACCTTGCATCTTAGTATCTTGGAACAAAAAGTATTCTTCAGACTTTTTGATAATTTTCGCACCAGTTCTAGGATCGGTTTCTTCTTCTATTTCCTTGATCTTTCTTAATTTAGTCGGATCAATGTATCTTAATTCTTGAATACCCTTCTTAGGGTTTTTGTTGTCGATAATAATATGATAAGGCAATCTACCATCTACATACCATTTTCTAAAAATGTCGTGTGAGTAACTATTAAACTTGAGTAGTGAGATAATGTTCTCAAACTCTTCTTTCATAAGTTTTTTAATTTTATCGGATGCTTCCATTTCATCCATTACAATTTCAATAGGTGCTGATTTATTGTCACCTACAATTGCTTCATTTATAATATCTTCTACGGCTGCATCGCATTCTGGATGTGAAGCAACATCTCTATATTTGTATATAAGATCTACTTCGTTTTTTGCAGTATCACCGTCAATATCAACATACTGGCCAAAGTGACCACCACTGTTGATAACGCCAACACCGTCTTCGTCTGTGTCTGGAACAAAAGAAGGAAGCTCTGGAAGCTCTTTTCCCTTTCTATTGATCTCAAAACCAAAAAGTTCTGCCATTTTCTATTTACCTCAATATTATCGGAGGGGAGATTAACTCCCCTCGTTTAATATTATTTATACAGCTTTTAAGAAGTAGTTCCAGACTCCCAATATTGTACCTGTAACTCAACTGTAAATTCTTCAATCTGATTTTCATTATCGTATGAAAGTTCGATTGTAGAAAGATTAGTTGGGAAACAACCACGCATATCGTAAGTCTTAGTTACTTCGCCTTGCTTGTTTAACTGCTCAACAATAATGTCAGCCATATAATCGGTAGGATTACTTTGACCAGTGTTATTGTTGTGTTCGCTAATACCATTCATCCATCTTTCGAATGAGTTTCTTACTTCAAAACCAGTATCATTAATCACTGTTAATGTTACAGGTTCAAAAGTTCTGTCACCAGCTA